TTGTATATATTAAGAATATGATTCCTGTACAAAAAGTATATACAGGTTTAAATGAGGGGCTAACTGCGGTAATTTGTGGTTCAGCTCCTTGTTTGTTAAAAAACTATTTAAGAATACAACGCACTTATAGTAACTTTATTACAATAGGTGTGAATGAGGCGGTACAAGGTTTGTATTGTGACAAATTAATTACTGCTCATCCTGATCAAATACCTTACTTTGTGTCACGTTCTATTAATAAAGACATAGAAACGCACACAACAAAACATTATCGGCAAGACTTGCATGACACTGCTGATTATTTCTGGACCGATATAAAAAAAGGTGCAACAAGTGGTATAGATGCGCTTCAGGTAGCGAGAAAGATGGGTTTTACAAAAATAATTTTAGTAGGTATGCCAATGAATGGTGAAGACGGATATTTTTTTGCAGAAGAAGCCCAAGAAAACATAGAAGATTGTCCAAGGTTTGGAAATAAAGGCAATGACAGAATAGTTGCTAGACATCAAACAAAATTGTGTGATATAATTGAGGGTGAGGATTATAGTAATGTGTCAAGTGTAAACGGATATACAGCGTATGTATTCGGAACAACAATATTAAAGGATTAATATGGTATCTAAATTTGATATTTGCTCAAAGGCACTAAATGAATTAGGCGAAGATACAATTAACAGTTTTACTGATGATACAAGTAGAGCAAGAACTTGTGGCCTAATATATCCAGAATACATTCAATACCTTTTATCATTACATCCTTGGAAGTTTTCTTTAGCAAAAGTGCAACTTGCCAGATTAGTAACAGCCCCTTTAAACAAATGGGAATATGCGTATCAACTACCGTCTGATATGCTAATATTAAGAGCTGTTTATGAGAGTGATAATGTTGGCGCAATACCTATTACAAACTGGGAAAGGTTTGAAAACACAATACAAGCAGATCAAACAGAAATATATGTTGATTATCAACAACAAGTAATAGAAGAAAATTTCCCCGCTTATTTTGTGGAATTTGTAGTGCAGGCAATGGCTGCAAAGATAGCTAGGTCAATAACAGATGATCCAAATATTGTTGCTGAAAAAAAGCTAGAGGCTTGGGGAAGTCCTGCTAATAATTATAACGGAGGGGCTTTTGGTGTTGCAAAAAAATTAGATGGTATGCAAACGCCTACTTTGCAAATACCTGCTGATGACTTATTAGCTGCAAGAATTAGTTAAGATGCCTATAAAAACGACTCAATTTAAATTTACATCTGGCGAAATTGATCCTTTGTTAATGGGTCGTACTGATTTAGATAGGTACTATGGAGCAGCAGAAACAATGACTAATGTAAGATTGTTGCCTCAAGGTGGATTTAAAAGAGACGACGGATTGCAATTCATAGAAAGATTGCATAGGCAAGTTACAAGGCTTACATCGCTTACAGCAACAGCGCCAAATGGCGGAACGGCAGCAAATGCAAATGATGATGACACAGCAACTAATTTAATTACAACAACTAATATAAGTACAAACAATCCATATGTTATAGTGCATTATGATCTAGGAGCTAGTAAAGACATTGCTTTTATAGATGTTGTAGAAACAAAACTAACTTCGCAAACTAATAGCACAGAATTTTTTATACAAGTAAGTACAAACAATACTGATTGGGTTAGCGTTGGTGATGCTATTGATATGTCTAGCTCAGTGGTAACTAGAAGAAGAAGAGTAAGAGGTTCTTATAGATATGTTAGATTTGCAAGAATAGGCTCAACAGATCTTACAACAGATGTTGCAACAATTAATGAATTTCATGTATATGAAGAAAGCGCGTCACTATCAGAATCAAAAATAATACCTTTTGAGTTTAATGTAGAACAAAGCTATATTTTAGTTATTACTGATAAAAATATTGCTGTTTATAGAAACAAAGTATTTCAGGTAGATGTTAGAGCAACAAACTTTACTAATACTGTTGTAAGTGAAATTAAAAGCACGCAATCAGCAGATACAGCTATATTTGTACAAGAAACATTTACACCGCAACAATTACAAAGACAAGGCGCAGATGACAGATGGTTAATATCTGATGTTGTATTTGAGAATGTGCCAAGATATGATTTTGATCCAGTTGTTACAACTGATGCAGCTTGGGGTCATTTAACAGTTAGTGCAACTTCGGGAGTTGTTACTTTAACGTCACAACATGCAGTACCATTTGATAGTTCTTATATAGGCCAATATATTATTGCAAATGGTGGACGAGCTAGAATATTATCTATTACAAGCACTACTGTTGTTGAAGCAGTTACAGAAATCCCTTTTTTTAATACAAATCAAGTAGCAACAGGTAATTGGGATATAATTACTGGTTATGAAGACGCTTGGAGTGCAACAAGAGGCTATCCAAAAACAGTAACGTTTCATAGTGGAAGGTTATATTTTGGTGGCACTACACAAAGACCACAAACTGTATGGGGTTCTAAAATAGGTGTATATTTTGATTTTGATCTTGGTTCATTAGATGACGCTGATGCTTTAGATGCAACACTAGATACAGATCAAATAAACGAAATAGTAAATCTTAAGTCAACAGGTGGTAACTTAACAGTTTTTACAAGTGGCTCTGAATTTGTTATTCCACAAACTAACTTTGCAGCGGTTACACCTGCTACCTTTACATTCGTGCCAGTGTCACAATTTGGAAGTGAACCAGGATTTAATGTTGGTGTTATCAGTGGCTTAAACATATTTGTTCAACGAGGTGGTAAAAGTATCATGTCATTTAATTATGACACATTGCAACAATCATCACTATCTGAAAACATATCTTTGCTATCTTCACATCTGATAAAAAACCCTGTGGATTTCACAGTAAGAAAAAGCACATCTACAGAAGAATCTAATTTAGTGCTATTTATAAATGGCGATGGTCAGTTAGTCATGGGTACTATGTTGTTTTCGCAAAATGTAATTGGCTTTACAAAGCGAGAAACTTTATCGGCAACAGGTACATTTATTAACGTAGGTATTGATATATCAACGATTTACACAGTTACACAAAGAACAGTTGATGGCTCTACTCATAAATATTTAGAAGTTATGCAAGACGACTCTTTGCTTGATAGCTCAAAGACAGTAACAACAGGATTGCCAACAAGTACATTTACAGGTTTAGATCATTTAGAAGGCGAGACAGTAAAAGTGATTGCTGATGGTAGCGTAATGACAGATAGAGTTGTTTCTAGTGGCTCAATAACAATAGAAAGAGATGCTGAAACTAGTTGTGAAATAGGTCTTAATATGACACCTACAGTAACAACTTTACCAATAGAGATAGCTGGTATGGGAAGTCAAATTGGTAAAAGAAAACGTATTTCTGAGGTAGTTCTTAGGGTAAATAATACAGGTGATTTTACCGTAAATAATGATAAAGTATCTTTTAGAACCTTTGGAGCAGCAGGTGCAGGAAGTCCGCTTGATGCAGCACCTCCAAGTTTTACTGGTGATAAAAAAGTAAAAGGCTTGCTTGGTTTTGATGAAAGGCAGCAAATAACGATTTCGCAGAATGAGCCGGCAGACTTGCAAGTATTAAGTGTAACAATGAATGTGAATATATAATGGCTATAGAAAATTCAACAAAACCTAAAGGATTATCACAAGCTGGAATGTTGCAACTAGGAAGCGGACTAGCAAGTCTTGGACAAGGTTTTGCAAGTTTAGCCGCAGCCTCTGCACAAGCTAGGCAATTTAAAATACAAAGTGCTTTCGATGATCTTGCAATATCTAATCAAAAGTTAAAAGCACAACAACAAGCTATCTTTCTAAGAGAGAAGTTTTTTAAAGATATTAGCTCGTCACGTGCAAGTTTTGCAGGGCGTGGAGTTGCTCTTGGCACTGGTATTGCTGCAAGATTTGCAACAGAAGCAGAAAGAGTATTACAGGAAGATTTAAAAGCCACTGAGTTAGAAAGTAGAGCTATTCAAGGGACGCTAGAGTTTAGGAAGTCACAAGCTAAATTAAGTCAAGAGACTGCAAGAAATCTAGGTTTAATGAGAGCGAGCCAAAGCTTAACTAAAGGCGCAACTAGTTTATTAACAGGATTTAAAACTATAAAAACATGAAAACACCTGAAAGACAAATAAGCATTATAGGACAATCACCGTCTTTTCAGCCAACAAGCGAAACTAGTCAATTCTTTAATGAATTATCAGGTTCTTTAGAAGCAACAGCAAGAGAGATGCAAGCAAAAGCTGATAGTATATATGTAAATGAGTTTTTATCTTCAGCTAGCAAAAGCGCACTACAAATATATAACGATAATAAAGACAACCCAGATCAACTACAAAAACTACTTATAGATAATAAAGAAGGCTTACTAAGTAAAACGCCTGCTAAATTAGGCCAAAGATTGCAATATGAGTATGATTCTATAGCGTCGCAATACGTAGGTAAAGCAACAGAGCTTAAGAACAAGCAGCTAGCTTCAGAGGAGCGTTTAGCAGCAAATGAAAGGTACAACACTATCCTAAACGATGTAGGCTTTGCTGCAAAAAATCTTTATGCTGTTGACCAAGGAGCAACAGAAGAAGAAGTAGTGGCAAGAAGATTAAATGCTTTAACTTCTATTACTGCAGGTTTAGATTCTATAGAAAAGCATTTATTACAACCTGATAGTAAAGGTAATTTAAGATCTCAAGCTGAAATTGTGAGCAAAGTAAACAAAGCTAAACAGCATATATTGAGTCAAGCGGCTATTTCTTATTATGAAGCAGCACCAAATAAACTGGAGGCATTAAAAAACTGGCAAGAAGTTAATATTTATATTGATTCACCAGAAGGCTCAGTAAATCTAAGAAATACAATGGATCCTTTTGTAGCTCAAAACGTAGAGGATAATTTAGTAAAATTATATAAACAAGAACAATCTGTAATAAAAGAAGCAAAAAAACAACAGGAAGGAATAGCAACTCAATATAAAGATTTACTACTAGCAACACAAGCAATAGAAGGCCAAATTGTTTTAGATCCAACAAACAAAGATGACAAAACGTCAATTAACGCAGCATGGGAGCAAATGCAAAATCAAATGCTGAATGAAGGAGGATCTATACATGACATTCTTGGAGCTGCTGCTGCTCTTACAGTTTCTACAGGTATTATACCTAAAAATATAGAAGGTACTCTTACAGCAAACGTTATTAACGGTGATACAGATCAAAAAATATTCTATAGTGACTATATAGCTAAAATAAACAGGCAAAATCCAATAGCATTAAAAAATATAGACGATGAAACACTGGCATTAGCTTTATCTATTAATAGCAATCTTAATGCAGGTTTAGATGATGAGATGGCAGTAACGTGGGCGCAGGCTGATATTGATAAAGCAAAAAAAGAAGAGCGAACTTTTAGAAAGTCTAAATGGACTAACAAAAAAGAAAACA